ATACACTCTCTACAGCGACCGGAGAGCTCTTAAAAATAGACCTAGGTACCCTAGGTATTACCCGATACAAAATAGTTGACGCCAATACAACGTTTTTACGTGGTTTAGATATACATGATAATAAGTTAGTAATTGGAGCATCTATTAACTTTAAAAATGTCAAAGCCAAACAGTCTAGTTATGTTTTAATATTTGATTTAAAAACAGGTGGGTATAAAAGATATCCAGTGCCTAATAACAATTGTATTAATGACTTAAAGGTAATGACATAATGCCATTCTTAGCACTGTATTGGAAACAAGCCGCTATCTTAGCCACTCTGGCTCTATCTATTTTATATGCACACCACACAGGGTATGTATCAGGGAAAGAAGCTATTCAGAGTAATTGGGATAAACAAAAAGTAGTAGACGCCATCGCCGTAGAAAAAGCAGCATTAATCACCGCAAAAGTAACCTCTAATGCAAATCAGGAAACTCAAAATGCCAATACTAAATTCAGTCAAATATTTAATGGGACTAGCCCTACTCCTGGAATTGACTGGCTGCGCCTCATTCCAAGCAACCAAAGCAATAGCAGTTCAGTGTCCGACATTCCCGCCCCTACCAAACAGTCTGACAGTCAAACCCCCGACACAGTATCTCGTGCCTCGTTCAACAAATTAGAAAGTGATTGTACTGAGACAACTAAACAATTACTCAACGCACAGGACTGGGCTTTAGAACAAGCCTCGATATATGACCAAAAATGAAAAGGCACTACTAGACACCATAGCGCACTCTGAGATAGGACCTGCGCTTCTTGCCAAGTCAGACAACGGGTACAATGTAATCGTTGGATCGACGCCAAATAACCCTCATCTTTTTTATAGTTATGCTGATCACCCAAGACAGCTTATACGCCTGAATGACAAGCTGTCATCTACTGCCGCAGGCAGATACCAACTCCTAGCTAGATACTTTGACTCCTATAAGATGTCATTAAACCTTCCTGACTTCTCACCTGATTGCCAAGACAGAATAGCCTTGATGCAGTGCCATGAGAGAGGCGCCCTAGATGATATTAATAAGGGTAACTTTGAGACTGCTATAGCTCGTATTTCTAACATATGGGCATCATTACCGGGTGCTCAATATGGGCAGCATACAAATAAAATGGCGGATCTAAAAGCTGCCTATATTGCTGCTGGTGGGCGAATTTCATAGGAATTATGTATTAGTATTACTAGGAGACTGATCAGCTCCAAATTAAACTAACCTCGAGGAGCACTACAATGGAAGATTTTAAAAAAATGGTAAAAATGAAGTGCGGTGGATCTGTAGCCGAAGCTTCTAAAAAAGCATGTGGTGGTAAAATCATGAAGAAAAAAGAAGGTGGTAAGGTTCATGATGATGAAGCTCAAGATAAAGTGTTAATCAAGAAAATGATTGACAAAGAAGAAAAAGGCGAAAAACCTGAGTTAAAACTCAAAAAAGGTGGTCGTACAGCTAAGGCTGAAGGCACCGTTAAAAAATTCAAAGCTGGTGGTATGTTAGACGTACCATCAAAAGCGGCTGTTAAGGGTAAAGAAACTCCAGCTAAAGATACAAAACCCGCCGGTGATAAAGACGCTATTAAAAAAGTAAAACCTACAGGTGACAAGAAAGCTGATACTCCAAACAAAGCAGCAGTTAAGCCTAACCGCACTGGTAAAAACGCTGTTGATGATATTCAAGTAGCTAAGGGCGGCAAAGTAAAAAAATTCAAAGCCGGTGGTATATTAGATGTTCCATCAATTCCACCAGAAATTGCGGCTCAAATCCAACGTGCTCAACAAGCCGCTGCGGCAGCTCAAGCTGCTAAACAAGCCCAAATACCTCAAGGTGTTCCAGCTAACAACGGTATGAGCCCACAAATGTTACAGCAATTATTAGCGGCACGTGCTAGAAACCAAGCCGGTAATTTTAGAGCTCCGGGATCTGCTAATGCAGGTGGTGGAATGAATCCTGAGCAGATTGATCGTGTAATTGGTAGTCCAGCCATGGGTATGGCTAACGCGAACAATCCGGACTAATATCATGCCTTCTGTAAGTAAACAACAACAAAAAGCAATGTACGCGGCTGCGGAGGGTGAGAGTACCCTCGGTATCCCTAAGAAGGTAGGCAAAGAGTTTATCAAAGCTCCTGCTCCAAAGAACCTTCCTAAAAAGGTAAAAGGTAAATAATTTTGGCATATTCTGGAACATATGATAAGACAAAGATATCGGTAGACCAATTGATATCTTACGCTTACCGCGACGCAGGCAAACAGACAGAAGAGATGACTCCGGAGTATGTTAATGCCGGTAAGCAGGCCTTATTCTATGTGCTCCAGAACTCTGTCAATCGTGGTATTAATATTTGGTTACAACAGTTTGTTGTTTTAGGTGCTCAAACCAACCAACAAATTCTATCAATGCCAGTTAGTACTATAGATGTACTTGAGGCTAACTGGATTTACATTGTTAATCCAGCGATTGCAGAATCATACCCAATTGATAATCCTGGAGCTCCTGCACTGTTTGACCAAAGTGGTAACGCTAACTTAAATGAGTATGCAACCTCTACGCTTACAGAGAACTACTTTGGCGTGTCATATGCAAATCAAACCCGAATTTTTTATGTGGGATTTAATGCTTATTGCCCTGATACTACTGCTACTTATTCTTTAGATCTACAAGTAAGTAATGACGGAGTTACATGGGATACTTGGCAATCATGTCCTACAGTGACATTGGCAGACCAAGAATGGTCTTATATATCAGTCAATAATACTCAACAATTTTACTTCTATAGATTAGTTAATAGAATTTCAGGGGCTGTATTCTCATTACGTGCAATTCAATTTGCACAAAGCCAACAATCAATTCCAATGGCTAGACTGAATCGCACTGATTATTTCAGTTTGCCAAATAAGCAATTTCCAAGTCAGCGCACTTTGCAGTACTGGTTTAATCGCCAAATTGATCCTGAAATGTATCTATGGCCAGTACCTAATAATAATTATCAAGTATTTCAAATGATTCTTGAAATGCAACCTCAAGATGTTGGTGATCTGTCTAATCAGTTATATTTACCTGATCGTGTGGTGCCATATATCCAAGCAGCATTATCTCACAAACTATCTATGCAACTCCCCGGAGTGGATTTAAACCGGGTTTTGTACTTAGAAAAACTTGCACTAGATTTAAGAACTCAATTCGAAGAAGAGGATAGAGACAAATCTCCAATATATCTGCAACCAAATTTCAGTTACTACACGAGATAGTTAAATGAGCTCCATAATGAATTACGATAGCCTTGTAGCAGATATCATTAACTATACTGAAAGAAACGATGATCAGTTTGTAGCTACAATCCCTACAATAATTGCCTTAACAGAGGCAAGTATTGCTGCTGAGTTAAAGACACTGCTTCAATTAAATGTGGTAGAGACTACCCTAGCAGTGAACCAAACAGTACTAGATAAACCAGTTCGCTGGCGTAAAACCATCTCTATGAAAATCAATGGAGCTCCAATACTGTTAAGGGGTCAAGACTATGTAGCACAGCTTCAATCTGAATCTACTTCTGGAGAACCTATCTATTATGCTGATTATGACTACAGTCACTGGAATTTTGCCCCAGCTCCAGATGCAGTATATCCCGTTGAAATAATCTACTATAGTTTAATTCAACCATTGGATGCAAGCAACCAAACTAATCTATTCACTGCCACAACACCACAACTAATGCTGTATGGGGCTTTATATCATGCTATGGTATACCTTAAAGCACTAGATAAGATTGGTGTATGGAAAGGCTATTTTGATGATGCCATGGCCGCAGTAAAGAAAGAAGATAACTCTCGTAAAATCGATCGAAACACCAGTATCCAAGAGCCATAAATATGACAACACCTACATACGTTTCCCCATTCACTGGAACAGTGGTTCAGCCTACAGATGTTTCGTATCTTGCGCTTGCCCTTACTAATAATACACCTTTATACTGGCCTGCGGTAGTTAATGAAACACAAGTTGCGGTGGCTCGAATTATTGACTGTACCCCAGCAACAACCCTACTATCAATATTCTTACCCGATGCCTCTCAGGGTACTGTTGGATCAGATATATTAATACGTAACTTGGGTTCAGTACCATTTACAGTTAATTCCTATTTACAAGACAATGCAGTTTCAATTCCAGCGGGGACTTCTAAATACTTTTATTTGGCTGATAATTCTACCCCAGATGGTGTTTGGAATAATGTAACCTTTGGTACTGGCACTTCTTCTGCAGATGCAGCAAGTTTAGCTGGGTACGGACTATCAACAACACTTTCTGGTAAGCTTGCAACATCAAGTAATATTATTCAAGTATCAGCCTCTCCTACAATTGCAGAATCAAGTCGAGCGTCTACCTATGTATGGAATTCTGGTGCAGGAAGTTTTACCCTACCTAGCTATTCATCAATTCTATCTGGCTGGTATATTGGTTTTAGAAATAACGGTACAGGTTCACTCACGATATCTCCCCAAAGCCCATCTACAATCAATGGTTCTCCATCTATTACTACTAATCCTGGGGATTCTGGGATTATTATTTATGACATTTCATCTGGCAACTTTTTCACAGTTGGCTGGGCTGTTCCCAATAGTATTACTTTTTCAGCAGCTACATATGATGTAGACAGCATTTCTGGATCAGCACTTAACTTAGTGTCTAATGCCCCTATTATTGAAACTTATGTAGCCTTATCTGGTACTAGAACAACTAACCTATATGTTACTCTTCCAGCTATTACTCAACTCTATGTATTAGTAAGTCAAATTACATCAGGAGCATATAATGTTATCATCAATGTATCTGGAAGTACTACACCACCACTAACACTATACGCTGGTGATGTCGTGGTTGCAGGTACAGATGGGGGTACAATATTTCCAATTTCACAAGCATCGGTTACTAACTTTAATGCAGGTAATGGGTCAGCTACAGCACCATCGTTCAGCTTTACAAATGACTTAACTACTGGTATGTATTTAGCCAGTTCCCATGTTTTAGGATTGACAGTCAATAGTGTAGAAATGCTAAATATAGATAATACTAATATCTTAAACCCCCAAATGTCTACTACAGCAACATTTAACGCAGGACTAATTCCGGGTGGTACATTTTAAATGGCGGAACAACCTAGTCAAATACCACAACAATATTCTCAAGTATATGCTTTAGGAGTTGCTGCAGGTATTAAACGGGATGGTACCATATTTGAATCTACCGAATGTACAGATGGTGTTTGGTGTAGGTTCCAACGCGGCACACCAAAGAAAATAGGTGGATATACTCAACTATTTTCATCATTTCGTGGCCCTGCTAGAGGAATGGTTTTAAATGGATATAATGGTGTAAACTATATATTTGCAGGCAATCAACTTGGCTTAGATGTATTTTTAACAGGCCAATCTCTTGCTGTTGGTGCAGGACCATATTTTGCTCAATTCCTTGTTGGATATTCTCAATTTGCGGTTACTGCAAATACAACAACATCATTGACTATTACAAGTGCAACTAATCATACAAGTTTATATAGTACCGGAACTAAAATAGTATTTAGTCAATCCACTACTCCAACAATATATACAGTAACAACATCATCTTTTTCAGGAACAGCTACAATAGTTAATTTTAGCCCTAGCTATTCTGGAACTATCTCTAGCGTTTGGTTGGCTAATGATTACTTTACTGCAAACCCAGATTTATTATGGCAGTTTGACTTTCAATATTCTCCATTAGGGGGTGCACTTAATTTAGTCATGCATCCGGGATTAAACCTATCTAATATTGATAACGGCGTTAATACACAGGTATACTTAGGATCTACAATACCTAACTCCGGAAATCAATGGGTATTTACTGGGTTAGCCGATACTGCAGG